TCATGCGCACCGTCGCCCTTTTCTTTCGAGTTGTTGAAATGACCGGCGATAAGATTGCCCACCCAAACGAGCATCACTCCCACAACGGTCGCGATAATCAGGCCCCATCCGCCGTCTAGCGTCATGCTGATTCCTTGAATGCCGTTCGATTTATCGTGGTCATCGCGTATACATCTCCACGCCTGGAGTGGACGAATAAGTGATCGCGATGGCATCCGTGGGTGAAAGTTGGAACATGCCGCTGGTGAGGCCCGTGGCAACGCCAACGCCGTTTCTTGAGAATGAGATTCCCGACACAGCGCCGCCCACCACGAGTAACGTCTGTTCATTGCCGGTAGTGTTTGTGTAGACAAACGGGCTGCCTGTGGGCGATATCGACGTGAGGCCTAGCGGCGTGTTCTCGGTTACGTTGGTCGCGGCATTGCGGTTATCTCTCAGGCGGGTGTGGGTGCCGTTGTCGATGAGAGATCCGGTACCAAGGCGGCTATAGGTCGTGTCCGCGATCAGCACGCCGAGCGCGCCCGAATCGACGGTAATGCTGTTTACGATGCAACCGATAAACTTCGCGCCGACGCATGTGGGTGAAAATTCAATCGAGTCTTGAGCGTCGATGCCGATCCAGCGATTCGCATTTCCAGCATCAAATATGTCCTGCGCGTTCACTTCGAAATCCATCGAATAGAACGTGTTGTTCAGGGTGGCGGCTAGAGCCGTCACACCGATGCCGGTGTGCGCTTCTGAGGTTCCGCCGTAGAACTGACAACCCAACGCACCACTCAAATAAATGCCGTTGGTGCAGCTCTCAATTACGGGATTGCGGAAGTTCAGATAAGAACAAGCTTCGCCGCCCGTTCGCGTGGCTAGCAACAGGCCAAACCCAGGCTTGCCACCCAGCCATGTGCCATCTCCGCCAAATCCGACCTCAATGTCAAAGTCGCTGCAAACGGCGAACACGATTCGTATCCCGGCTGCTGCGATGCCGGCGCCGCGCACCGTAGCTTCCATCTTCCCGTGGTGCCACGATCGGATGTAGATTGCATCGCCGGCAGTGCCCGGCGCTTGAATAATGAAGTTGCCGAGAACTTGTTGCCCATACACAAACTGGGTTGGGCCAGCATCGAAAATAAATGCATCGCCGGTACCGGTGTAGACCAAGCGAACTGTTCCGTGTGCCTCCATCTGAGCATCATTTAGCGCCCAGTTTGGAGAGACCGAATATTTGTAAGTGCCACCCGCGAATGCGACTGAGAAGGCGCGTCCAAGTGCAGCTTGTGCAGCTTGGAAGGCCTGAATATTGGCAAAGGGAACTGCGTTATCGGTGGAGTTATCTGCCCTCGCGCCGAACTGCTGAACCCAGATAATTCCGGCGTACGAGAGTTTCCAGCGCGTGCCGTCAGCCCCAACAATGACCGTCCCGCCATTGTCAGCGGTAGTGATGTCGAAGGGATCTGCCTGGTACGCGCCCCCGCCGCCATCATGCGGGGCGTAATAGCCGGTCACGAACGCCCGCGTGTATATGCCACCACTGAGCGCGCGTAATGCCGCAATCGAATCTACGGCCCGATTCAGAATGTTGCCCCATGTCAATTGCGAGTCGCCAACCGTTCTAGACGCTGGCGTACCGATTGATATCGTTGTGCCGCCCCGCACATACACCCGCTCGACCCCAACCGGAATGGGGGAGGAAAACGTAAGCGAGGCGCCCGCCAATGATTGAATCTGATCTGGCCCCTGGTAGGAGGCATCAAAGAAGACTTCGATATTTGAGGTTGAACCGTACACCCGCGAGAGAGTCACAACCGTGGTTGTCCCCGGCGTGAAATCAGTGCCGGCCACAAAGATATCGGTGCGCATGTCGCCCGCGCCAACACCAGATGTGATTGGGTAAACAACGGCATTCCCGTTTGCGTCGAACCCGGCAACGGTATTGGCGCGGCCGGCAGCAGAAGGGAATACCAGATCCGCCGCAATAGTCGCAAACGGGACGCGGAGCGCAAGCGCATTGTTTTCTGCTAGTTGCTGCGTCTGAAATGTCAGATAATCAAGCGCCGCCTCAACCACATTCGGGTAATACCCGGACTGGTTCACCAAACTGGTGAGCTGCTGATAAGGCACAATGCGCTGAATGAATAAGCTCGTGCCTGTGGCGATCGGGCTGCCGGTTAACGGGTATGTCACCGCGCCACCGTTTTGAGTGCCTATACCAACGACGCTGTATTGCGCGGCCGTCAGCTGCGTGACCGTACCATTCGCATCCGTATAGGCAACGAAAAGATCAGACGCAAGCGGAACCGGAAAGCTAAAATCGAAACTCGTCGTCAGGCCATCACCAAGCGCAATGGTCGCGTTCGAGGTTGTAGAGATCGTCAAGGCAGCACCTTAAAGGGTTGCCTTGCGTCTGCGCGGGTGGCTGTGTAAAGGTGTAGCCGATCAAGCGCAAGTATTGGTTAAATCGAAGCTACTTATTTCCCTGCCCGAGAAGCACGCCACGCGCCACATCGAGCGCATTGTGAGGCTGTGCTTTCCCGCTATGCACATCTGCGAGGTATTGTAAACTGGTTCCTATCTGGCCCGCACCTGGAATCGCTAAACCGATGGCGTTTCCGAGATCTTTGATCGGGGCTTTCACATCTTTTCCATTCGCAGCTTTCACGACATCTTGCCCCGGCTTTACAACCGCACCCATGGCTGACATATAAGCTGGCAATCCGGCAGATCGATAGCCTTCGATCGCGGCCCATGCATCGCGCACCATCGGCACCATTCCTGCATATTCGCCTGCGATCGCACCGGCCGCCCATTTGAATCCGTTCTCTGCTTTCTTCTGCTCGGCAAGTGCGCCGGCCCACAGCGCCGGTACGATCATCGCCATCATGTAGCGCGACAGAACTTCAGGCTTTGAGAATCCGGCGGTCTTGAACTTATCCACCATGTCCATGTTTTGGCCCAGGGTGTTATTCATGAAGCCGTAAAGGGTCGTGAGCATCTTCACGCCCTCGTCATTGTTCTGCATCAGCATCGAGCGCGACGATTCGATGTTGCTGCCATGGGCCTCGCGCACGATCTGGCTCGCGTATTTCACCGCATCCTCTTCGCTCATCGGCTTGCCGGTCCCGCCACGCTTCACCGAAATGCCATCGGTAATCGCGCGATCGTAGGCAGCCCATGCGGTGGGCACTGCGGTCATCATGTCTGACCATGCGACCATCGAATGCCCGAAGCGTTCGGCTTTGGCATGCATGCTTTCTGGCTCGAACATAGAAGCGGTCATCTGCCGATAGTCACGGTCCTGCTGCATGAGGCGGGCACGGATCTCAGGGAATTTCGCCATGGCACCCTGAATCTCGTTCGTCGGATGCGTGCCGACGGCAGCCAGTCGGGCAGCAAAATACTTCTCACCGCCGCCATTGAAATAGCCTAGCGACTTCAGCGCCGCGCTGCCGCCGTGCTTCAGCGTTGTGGATACGCGCAGTGCGATCCCGTTTGCGACGATCGCGCGCCGCGTCCCGCCTAGGATAGCTCCCAAGCGAGAAAGCTGCGCATCGCGGTTCTGCCCATTCGCCAGATCACCGATCCATTTCTGCATCGATTTGTATTGCTCGGGGCCGAAGCTCAGATTGAATTGCTTGCGGAAGTCCGCATCAGAAAGGATCTTGTGCACGTCGAGCAGCGCCTCGCGATACGCCAGATCGTGGACCGTATCGTGCAACCGGCGTTCCATCGAGTGGTAATCCAGGTCCAGCCGATCGTAATAGTTCGCCACGCGGGCGTTGAGAGATCCATTGGTGGTGGTGTCTGCCCGGAAATACCCCTTGCCAAACAGTCCCTCACTTGGGTCAATAGCCGATGAATCGGATTTCTTTACCGCCAGCCGCGAGCGGATGGGGTCGTAGTCGATGGGCGAGTAGCCGCCCTGCATCTCGATCGACTTCGCCTGGCCATCCTCGCCCACCACGTTGGCACGAAAGGGACGCGCCGGCACCTGTTCGGGTGACGTGTTGCCCAGCCGACGGTTCATTTCCACCATGTCTGGCCAGTGCTTGCCCATCAGATCCCAGGAGATCTGGGTGGCCTGCCAATCCTTCTCGGACATGTTGGCGTGCAGGAACGACCAGACATCGGTTGGCGCCCACTCCATGCCTTTTGTGAGCTTATCGAAGTTCGATTCGTTGCCGACGTGGCGCGCGATGCCCAGCATATCGCCGCGCGTCATGCGCCGGTAGACCGGCACCACGGAATCCTTGCTCAAATCAGCGTCGAGCAGCGTGCGGTTATCCACCATATCGGTGAGGCTCTTTTGCCATTCCGGCCCGAGCTTTTCACCAGCCGCCTTGAAATCGTTCGATAGCCCTTTCAACATATCGAGCTTGTTGTAGTTGGCGCCGAACACGCGCTCGAAGATATCGCTGGAGAACGGACCCATGATCTCGTGCATGTCGAACTGGTTTGCTTTGAATTGCTGGGGCTTGAGTTCAGCGGCCGAGCTGCGCAGGAATGCCGAGGCGCGGTCTAAGCCGACCTGCATCAACGGATCCACACCCGGACGCGGCCGATCAACCAACTGTTCCATGGTGAACGCATCGCCGCGCTTCTGCATCTTCGCAACCAGATCCGAGACGACTTCCTGAAGATTGACCTTTTTACCATCCTTCGTGATTGTCTTACGCTCGCGCGCGATCTGCTCCATGCTGCGGATCGTGTCATTGAAGCCGCGCAATTGTTCTACAGTCATGTCCTTGTAGTGCATGCGCACCGTGGGATCGACCATGTCCGGGTGCTGCATCGGTGCGTACCCAAGCGCCTTCTGGGAATCGACCCAAGTTTGCAACTGAACTTGCTTCTTCGTCGGGCCATCAGGCGGCGACTGACGGAAGTCGAATCGTTCACGCAGCGCATCGATCTGATCCAGAATATCTGGGTCCATCTTTGCGCGGATTGTGGCCTTGTCGTAGCGCGCCTGCGAGTCAACGATCTTCTTTATCTGCGTGAGTGCATCTTGCGCAGCCTTGGCAAGCCGGTTCGACAGGAGCGCCTGGCGCTGGGCCTGCACTGCGGCAGCGGGATCCTTCGGCGCCTGCTCAATCGCTTCTTTGTTTGCCTTGGCTTCCGCCACCTGATACTGGCGCGGATTTACGTCGGACACCTTCTTGGCGGAGATGGCGGTGTGCGCCGCATCTTCGGCCGCCCGCGCCAGCTCGCGCGCCGGGATTGGGGATTTTGCGAGCAGCTTCAGGCCGGTTGCCATAAAGCGCGCGCGGGCTTCGTTATGCACGGCCTCATTTGCGGCCGCTTCGATAGACGCCGGGTCGGTAAGCTCGCCGTGGCGCTGTAGCATCCGCTGATCTGTCAGGCGGGAAATCTGATCGGCCACCGGCTCGCCACCCGTGAGGTTTCGGACTAATTCATCGCCGCTACCGATGCCGAACATCTCGGCCACCTGATCGGGATGCATGCCGGCTTTCCCAGTCAGGCCGCGAAGCGCAGCGAGGTCGGGCCGATCTAGCATGCTTTCTGGGTACATCGATTTCACATCATCCGCGTTCAGCTTCGCGTCACCGGAGCCAAGCGCGCGAAGGTCGGGTGATTCCTCACCGTTCTCATTGAGGATCTTCCCTGACTTCAAGAACGTTCGCGCGCGTTCCACTGGCTGGTTCGATACTTCCTTCGTCACCTCATCGCGGATTGTGTTGCGCTCGCCATTGGCCTCACGCTGCAACGCCTTCAGCGCTTTCGATTTTGCATTGCTCGCCCACTTCATATCCCGCATGCTGCGGGCTTGCATATCGCCAATCGCGTCTTGGGTTGCCTGATCACCCAGTGCCGCGTAGTCAGCCTGCTGCTTGTCGGTTGCGCCGCTCTTGCTCAGGTCCAAAGGATAGTAGCCGCGCGCCGCTTCAGTCTGCCGGATAGCATCATCGCTGGCAAGCAGGCGATCGAAAACGCCACGCACCTCGGGTGTGAGTTCGCTGCCGACACCGCTAATGCTGCGATAGACGTTGAGCAGCCAGGACCGGAAGCGCGAGAACAGCGGTTGCATGGCGGTGGTGGGCGCCTTACCTTCCATCAAATAGCGCTCGAAGCCTTGCGCGAATTTCTCGTGCATGTCGCGCTGCTGCTCCAGGCTCTTGCTCTGCCAGTCCGCCAGATCCTTGCCGCCCATCCAGGAGATAGCGGTCTGCATGTCGTCTTTGATCTGTTGCGGGGCATCGTCGCGGCCCGCGAGATCTCCCAGCGTGTGTAGGAAGAAATGCCCAGACTCATGAAGGAAGGTGGATAAATCTGCTTTTTGTAGGAGTGCTATTGTGTTGGTAGATGGGTCAAAAGCACCCCGTGCACCTCCCTCTGATTGATAAAGCACTTTCCCGGGTGCTGTTCGATACATGCTTTCAGACGTAGAGAAAGCGCGATTTTTGCCCTTGTTCTCTACGAATCCGAAACGCTTATAAAAATCCGTCAGCCTCTTCTTATTGCCCCCGAAGTCTTCCGATGGCGAAAGCGCAACATGCTGGCCGGTCTGATCAGCATATTCAATGAGCGCCTGCATCGCGTCCGTACCTTTCCCAGTGCCGCGATCAGTCTCAGGCACAACGATTTTCGACAGAGTAATGACGCCATCTTTTTCGGATATGGATGCATCTACGCCCGCATCTGACATCTGTTTCTTTAGCGAATCCAGGCCGCCTGCTGGAGCACTTTGATCTAAAGAATTGGCGCCAGGATTCTCGCCCGCAATCTGCACCGGGTGCTGGGCGAACAGATCCTCGGGCGTCTGCCCAGTACGATCGGCCATCGTGCGATAGAACTCGCTCAACGGCGCCACACTGGCCCGTGCCACGCCCACGGGAAAACGTCCAGTGGCCTGCATCTGACCAAATAGCTGATCGCCAATGCCTTTGACCTGCTTGTCCTGATCGTCCGTCTCTTGCTGCTGATCGGCGATATCTTTCGCCCCAGCCTGCATATCGGTTGCGGCATCAGCATAGAACCGCTGTCCCTCGGCGTAGGTCATGCCGCCCTCTTCCGCTTTCAGCTCGGGAAGAATGGACTTCTCTAGATCGGTGCCAGCTATATGCGTGGCGTAATCTTCGGTCGGGATCTGGACATCGCCACCGGTATTGACCGCCTCGTTCAAGCGATCTTGCAAGCCGGGAATATCGTCGGGATTCACGCTCGACTGGTGGAGCGCACCCGCGAACGTCGCGCCATCGACATACACGTTCGGCATATTGCCGTCTTCGGTAGCTGATCGGACGAATGCCTTGAAGGCGTCAGGATCATTCGCACGCAGCTTTGACTCCTGAGCGATCTGGCTCAATTGCTCGATCGTCTGCCCGCCCTTCTCTGCTGTCTCGGCGCTGATACCGTCATTGAATGTCTTCTGTACCGCATCATGCACAGGGTCCGGCCCGTGGCCCATTGCACCGCCCAGGATCGCGCCGGTCAGCCCGTTCAAAATCATCTGCTGCGGGTCGAACCCCTGTTGCTGGGGATTGACCAGATTCATCGCCTGCCGGGAAACTTCACCGGTCACCATCGAGGACAGCCCGCCGGTCACGAGCCGCGCCGCCAGATTACCGGGGACGCCCAGGGGAATGACGCCGCCGGCAGTCGTGGACAGGTATTGCATCTGCGCCGCACGCACGGCGGATTTGATATCGCCGGTTTGGTTGTAGACATCCTGTCCGGTATTGACAGAGGCAGTCAGCGCAGGGAATGCCATTGCGCGCGCACCGTGGCCAACTGCTTTACCAACGGCTGACAACGCACTTTCGCCTGCGCTCTCCAGCGCCGGAACCTCGGACGTGCCGGCCGTTCCCGCGATCTGCAAAAGTGTGCCGATCATGTTGCCGGCTGCATTGGCCGCTTTGATTCCGAATGGCGCATCGGCCGGCGCCACGGTGGAGGCATTCAGCGTGGCCGTGGGCGCGACCATGTTCTGATACCACCAATCGGACATGTCTGTGCCCGTAGCCTTATCAATGCCATATGCGCCCCATTGAATCGCCCGATCGACGGCAAGCCCTGCACTGGTGAGCGACCCTACCGTGCCCTTGCCGAGCGCGACCAATCCCTGCTTCACATCGTCGGCGGCGCCGGAGAACATCGATTCGATCTTCGACATGCCACTAAAATCGTCTTGCGCCACGCGCGCGCTGTCGGGATTATCTGCCACCCAACTCGCAAGTTTCGGGCTGGTTGAAAGCGTAGTCGCATTCTGCTGCGCCGTCGCCTGCGCTTGATAGCGAGGAAGGTCGGTTTCGACGGCAGCTTGTGGCGTACCGATCTGCCGGCTGACCTGCGCGGCTTGGCCCGCAGCATCCGGGCTGGCGGTACTGTTCGCCACCGCGATACCCTGCGCCTGCTGGAGCGTGGAAGCATCCTGCTGTTTCTTCTGATCCTGGAGAAATCCTTCGAACGGATCCACCGATGCGGGTGCTGCGGCAGGCGCTTGCGCCGCCGGCACATCACTAGACGGCATGGTATCCGGTGAAGGCGTGGCGCGCAGAAAGCTTTCGAAATCGTCAGGACCGCCCATTACTTACCGCCTTTCTGCGCAAGGGTAAATTTCGTGTACAGGCCGCCGAGTTCCGCATCCGTGGGCGCACGGCCGTAGACCTTTTGGAACGAGGCGGTGAGCGCGGGCTTCTGTTCGTCGGGAATCGTCGCCTCGAACTTGCTTAGGTCCGGCGATTGGAATGCCGATATCGACTTGTTTCCGCCAAGCCAGGACGGCAACATGCTCGGATCGCCTTGCGTACCCTGAGCGAGCAGACCGGCTGCCATCTTTCGCGTGGTCACCGTGTCGGGGTATTTCTGATTCTGAGCGTGATATTGCTCGAGCTGTTCCTGCAACTTCCCGTAGAACTGTTCGGTCTGCGTGGATTGGTCGGTGCCAGTCTTGGCGACCTGACCCAGCCCGAGCGGCTTCAGCATGTCATCGACATCGCCCTTCGTCTGCGACCACTGCAGCGTTTTGGAGGCGCCGCTTTTGCTCAGTGACGATTGCTGATTGATCAATTCCATGATCTGCGCATCGGGCACTTTCCCATAAAGCGTGGACAAGTCCTGTGCCATGAATCCATTCGGATCGTTGGCTGCCTGCCCGCGCAGTTGGTAGTACTTATTCAGCCCATCTTGGGTGAGCGGAATGGCGGCCGGCCGAGCAAGCCGCGTCTGAATGGCAAGCTGTGCCTCGGGCGTAGCTTGTGACCAGGCCGCTTTCGCCGCGGGGTTTGCCATCAGCCCATCCATCGACGTGATCTTGTCGCTGCCATCGGGCTTGGTTCCGATGATCGCGCGCGTGATCGTATCGACAGCGGCCTGCTGGGTAGCTGTCACGCCCTGAAGAATCGTATTGCCATAGCCCGCAGTGCGCGCGGCCACGGCATCCGAGAAGGTGGGATCGTTCGGAAACATCCGATCGGCGGCGGCGCGCGCAGTTTCCACGGTCTGCGGCAACGTCGTTTTTAGCTCTGCCGTCGTGGGCATCGCCGTTGGCTTATCCCCCGGTTGCTGCACCATCGCCAAACCCTTACCGACATAGGCTCGAGTCTCACTGAACGGCACCTTCGCCGCAAAGTCCGCATCGGAGATCTGTCCCGATCGGGGATCCGGCAATTGCATCATGCCCGGGTTCTTGCCGGTCTTGTTCGTCCCGTTTAGCCAATCATCGACCGCACCCGGGCCCGCGTTATAGGCGGCCAGCGTCAGCGCGGGATCCTGATAGCGCGCCGTCATCGCACCCAGGTAATCGCGGCCGACGCGGGCGATCTCGGCGGGGCTATTGTCTTTCGCTGGGGTGACGCCATACCCGGGGTTGGTCTGGGTCGCGGGCATGACCTGCATGCTGCCCTGAGCGCCGGCGGGCGACGTGAGTGAATTACCCTGCGCGTCCGTGCCACCTTCCAGCTTTTGGACAACGCCAGTCAGTGGCGGATCGCCTTGCGTGGCATCGTACAGGTGCGCGGGGTCCACAATGGGAGATGAACCGTAGATCGAGGCGTGCGCGATATTGCGCGCCATGACCTGCTTGGCGCCGCCCAATAGATGCGCTTCGAGGGACGGCAGCATAGCGGGATCGATCTGCGACTTCACATCGGTGTGCTGCGTCGTCTGGCCGTTGCTCCACGTCTCACCGTTTGACAGCATGTCATAGGCGCCCACGGGATCGGCTTGCGCCATTTGCTGCAAGCGGTTGCTCCACATGCCACTGACATCCTGCGCGATCTGAGCCTTGGCGTACTCGATCGGTTGGCCTACGCTCGCAGCGTGCGCCGTGCGTTCCGCCGTGATTGAATTGACCATGCCATTGAACACGATCGGATCGTTGTATTTGTCCGAGGCCTGCTGTTGGAACGATTTCACCATGCCGTCAGAGGTCTGCTGCTGGAACACCTTATTCTGCGTGTCCGCGTAGCGCCCCATGCCGTCCAATTCCATCTGCGTACGGCGCGTGGCAACCTGATCGAATATCTGCTGTTGATACGGATTGGCAAGCTGATCGCGCTGCTGGTCCTGTAGATCCTGCAATTTCTGCTGGAAAACTGGCAACTGGTCTACCGCGTCCTTACCTTGCAGGGCATAGTATTGGCTGTAGATGCCGCGCAATTGGGGAGAGAACTTGCTCACGTACGCATCGTTGGCCGTGGCCTCGTTTTGCAAGGCGGCTTGATGCGCCGCCGTCTGCGCGATATTGTTCCCAGCGCCCTCGGCGGCGGCGCCAAGTTGCTCTCCAGCTTGCGCGGTGAGACCGCCAAAGTCCGCCGGGCTGGATTGGATTTGCTGAGGCGCCAGCGTGCCGCCCGTAAAAACGCTTTGCGAACTTTCGAGGGTAGGCAGGACAGGCATGGATTACCTCAAGAAGTCGCGGATGGGAAAGCGGAGTTGTAGTTCTTGCCGAAGGTGCTGGCACCGCTGAGCAGGCTGGAGAATCCACCGATCAGTCCAGCGGTCGAAGCCTGATTGCCTTTCATGGTGTCAAGCGATGCTTCAGCCGATGCGTCTACACCCTGATTCTTAAAGTTCCATGCCGAGCGTGCCGCGTTGCTGGTGATCGTCGCCTGGTTCACCTGATCGACCTCGGCTACACCTTCCTGATTACGCAGCGCACTGCCCGAGTTCAGATCAATGCCGCCAGCGCCCATCACCGCGCGGATCATGCCCTGGTGTTGCGCTGCTTGTTCTTGAGCTGCCTGGAGCTGCTGATTGCCCGTAGCCGTCGCGGCCGAAGCGTTATAACTCGCTATCTTCGCGTTGTTATCGGCAACCTGCGCTTGATAGCTGGCGGCAGCACGCTGGGCATTCCCGGCTTCGATTGCGCTGTAAGCCGATACGCCAGCCCCTACCGCGCCGACTGCAAGGCCGATTCCCGCGATCGCACCTGCCGATAGTCCGAAGGACATGGCTTACCCCTTTAACCTGTGATTGAGCAACTGTTTGTTTTCGCACCCGCCGAGCAGTTGCTGGCTCGTCGCTTCTACCAATTCCTCCACCAACTTGTCGAGGTCGGTCTCGTTGGTGGCGTGCACCGTTGTCCAGTACGTATCCTCAAGCGCAAACCCGGCGCGCTTGGTTCCGGGCTTTGAGGTGATGATTTCTTGGACATCGGCGATCATCCGCACACCCTCGTCGGTCGTGACATTAATCACGCCGGAGATGATGCACAGATGCTCGGTCTTGTGCACGGCGCCTGTGAGAACCGTGTGCTTTGGAATGAACATCTTTCGTGCGTACAGCCCCGGTGCGAAGTGGTGCCACACCGGGCACTCGGACTGCGGCATCTTCTGAACTTCAGCCTCAAGGCGATTTACATAATCGATTGCCTGAGGGATATTTCCGATCACTTCCAACATGTCAGGCTCCAATCGTGAAGGGATGGAACAGCGCTTGCGCTGGTCCGTGGGGCCGCGCGGGGTCGATCTGGGCGCCGAGCCATTCCAGCCAGCGCACCGATAAGGCGTAGCGAGAATCCACCATTCCGACCAATCTAGGATGGTGTGCCAGCAGTTCTGGCAGATGGGTTCTGCATCCACGGGCAAAGGCTCGGGCGTGCGTTTCCACAAGCGGCGTGGTCAGCAGCCACGGGTAGCTGTTTAGGTCAAGCAATGTCGGGGTCACGATGCCGAACATCGTCGCCACCTCACCGTCAACAATCCACGCCCATGCGGTAGCCGACTGATCCAGTTCGAACAGAAGCGCCTCTTCAGGCGCACGACCCAATGAGTCAAACACCTCACGCACCTCGGCCGCGCGCATATTTGGCGCCATGCTGATCGCATGATCACGCGTAGCCGGGATAATCTGATGGATCATGTATCCCCCACGACTACCTCGGGGATAAGCGCCAGGATCGTGCTGGGCAGCGGGTTGCTCTGCTGAATGCAGATCTGTCCAGGTACGTCGTACGCCGCCGGCAGAACGATGCGTTCATCACCGGTGAAGAGCGGGATAGGTGCGCCCATCTTCTCCGTGGTGCGCTCTTTGAATTCCGTCAACTGGGCGAAACTGCGCCCTGCCGCCAGTCCGCGAGAATCCTGCATACGCACTGAAACTGCCGGAATAGTCTTCCGTTTCGACTGGATGGTTGGGCCACCTTCGATATCGATGTACAAGCTTTTCAGTTGACAGATGTACGGCAGGCCAACCGTAATCGCAGTGCATAGCTGATCAAGCGTCACCGAGCCGTTGACGACGACTTGGTTTGGCTGCACGTTCCCATCAGCCAAAATTGCAACCGTCTCGCCGTCGAGGTGGTCGAGACCGCTTACGGTCGATACGGGCGTTGTCATCGACCACTCGCCAGAGGCTGCCGGCCATACGCTATTGAGCGGATTGATTACGTTGACGATGATCTGCGTGGTGCTCGGCGCACTGGTGACAATCCCCATTCCGCCGTTGATCCGCACAACGTCGCCCACATTGGCCGACGAGAACACCGCAGCGCTGGCATTCATGACAACCGGGCTTTGCACGATCGATTGCAATACCGCGCCGGACCCTGTACCCAGCGGATCGAAGATATTCAAAACGGGGTTCGTGTAGGCTGTCCCGGAATTCAGCACAGTCACGGACTCGATCACGCCGGCCACGATTACCGGAACGAGGATCGCGTTCGATCCAGTGGAATCAACGGCGCTCACTGTGGTGGATGGGCTGTACCCGGATCCGCCTGATATCACCGCTACCCCTGCGATGACAGGCGTGTTGGTGCTTTCTGTCGGCGTCAGGTTTGCAGTCGGGAACGTGACCGGGTATTGCAGCCCTGCATCCACGCACCAGGCACGTGTGACATCGGCAGGAATACCGAGCGTGGTGTCGCCACCCATCTCCCGGCTTGCAAAGCGTTCGATGTACTGGAGATATTGCCCATTGATGAAGCGCTCGACGATGGCATAGACGACGTTCTCATCGCCCTCGACCACCGAGGATATGCTTTTGAAGAGCCCTTGCGTGTCGTGCCGCGCCCAGGCGTTTACATCCTGTTCCTTCAGGTACGTCAGCGACAACAGAATGCCGTCTTCGCGCACGCACCACACCAGTTTGTAGGGTTCTTCCGCATAGCACCATTCAAGGATCTGATGACCCGAGAACAGGTGATTCGAAAGCATCGTGATATCCGTACCGGTGTACAGATTGACGTAGAAGTTATAAGCCAGATCGCGCACGATCGATCCACGCGCCTGCACGTAGAGGATGTCGTAGTTGATGGGTATTGGCGGGCACAGGCTGCTGCAACCGTTATATGCCTGAGGCAACGCCTGCACTTGCTCTGGCGTGATCGCGGCACCCACCGTGCCGCCGCTCACCGCCCATGCACCATTTGCCGTCAGCACAATCAAGCTCTGCATCGGGATCATGTGCTCGATCGCGTTCACCTGTTGGCTGGCGATGGTGATCTCGATATTATCGTCATCCTTCGAGGGGATGGAAAAGCCCATATTGAAGAAGTCGCCTGTCTTCGACATGTCAATCTGCTCGGGGGCGTTTGCCATACCGCCGAACACCTGACGTTGCTGGTAGTAGGTAACGCATCCAGGGTTGCCGGCCTTCGTGAACGGGTCGTATCCCTGCGGCGGGCAATTGGTGAAGTCCGGCAGAATGTTATCGTCGATGAACGTGTTGGCAACGCCGGGCGTCACCGCGCCGATATAGCCAAAGAGTGCACCGTCCGGAACGTTCGAACCCAGGTTTTCTTGAGTCCGGTAGATGTTGTAGAGCGATGCGCCCGTGACGCCCGCCCAGGCCACCACGTTCTGTGCGCCGACGTTTTGCCCCAATGCATCGCAGATCACCGAGGCGACAGCCGACGGCAAGCTTTCGACGCCGCCGACGATGGCGGTCACCTGATAGCTATATTGGGTTGAAGGGTATGTCGTGCCCACACCGTTGTTGTTCGCGCTCACCGCCAAGGGCGCCGGCGCAGACGGAACGAAGCTGATAGCCGTCAGCGTCCATTGATAATCAAGCACCCGTTCCAAGGTATACGGCGCGTAGCTCGTGTGCGTGATCGTCATCACGTCGGCCGATTGCGTGAACTTCAGCAGCGCTAAATCAGCGGCAGCATAAGGCGTGATCAGGGTGTAGACGCGGGCAGAGGTTCCACCCGACACATAAGCGCCATAGCCCGTGGTATCGATGGGCACGCCGAACATGTCGGTCAGCGTGTAAGTGTTGGTAGTGGCAGCGGTGACGAGCCCGAATCGCTGATTCAGCTGCGTCATCCCGACAATGCCGGCCAGAATAATCAAGTCACCGTTCGAATATCCGTGGGCCGTATCGGTCACAACGCCGGGATTGGCTTTGCTGATTCCCGTGATCGCCTTGGTAGGTTCGAGCACATAGCCACCGTTGGTGACGAAGCGCAGCGATAGATCACCGAAGACCAGCTGATAGGTCTGCTTGCTGTTGAACTGAAACGGGATCAGACGATTCGGTTTCGTGCTGTCCTTACACTGCCCGACGAACTTTGTTCCCGTGCGCGAACTGGCGCCACCACGATAATCGACAAAGTAGTTGCGCAGGAGCGCGGCGCCGACGTGGTATTTCGCCAGATCGACCCGGCCATACATCGACGGCGCAAGCTCGCCGGCGGCGAAACTCGGCAGGATTATCGGGTTGCCCATCAGCTCACCAACGTCAAAGCTTGGGGACCGTAGCTCCACATACCGCCATCGGGGTATGCCCAGTCAGACAGATAGCCACGCACACGGATCCAGTCCGGCGTTGAGTCGATGACGGTCAAGCCCTCGTTGCCGTTCTTGGCTTGCGCGTCCATCGCGTATTGGTTGGCAAGCTGGATCAGCGTCTTCATCATCACCTTGTCCCCGGTCAAGGGGATGCAGATGCGAGAGCCAAGAAATGCAGCGAATGCCTGGACAAAGAGCGGATCCCACATGGCCGTGTTGCCATTGCGGAACGTGTAGACGGCCACAGCTTGCGGCTGATTGGTCAGCAATACCGGGATGGGATTGCCGGTGATATCGTTATCCGTGGACAAAATGAACTTGACCGGCGGCCCGTAGGCAGCAACCGGCGACACGGCGCCCACGACTCCGACCGGATTCACCTGAATCATCGGCATGAGATATCGGACCAAGAGACAATCGCTCGGGTATGCATACTCGTAGAGCCAAGGCGTTGGTGGCGTACCGCCCGCCGTGCCATCCTGCAACAGCGTCAGCGGAACTTGCTTGCGGGCAAAATTCCAGTGTGCCGCGCGCAGAACCGAATCCATGGCGTTTGACCATTGGCGGCTGATCGCATTCGACTCTGCGCTACCCTCCGTCAGGCTGGCAATCGTTGACCGCGTGCCAGTCGCATCCAGCGCCATGTTTGCGATTTCGATCTGCGAGGACATGGCTATTTCTTCCCGTAGATTTTTTGGGCGGCCGTGCGCTCGTCTTTCGGCTCATCCGCGTCCTCAGTCAAAGCCATATCCGTTATTTGAAGCGACAGGTTGTTATCCGGACCGTCCTGATTTTGGTATTGGCTTTTCGAGCACACGATCACCTTCGCCTCGAGCGTCATGATCGTTCCAATTTCCGGCATCTCGTTCATGCCGAGATTGCTGAGAGATTGATCGTCTAGAGAAATCGTCAGGCCGTAGGGGTATTCAGGCTTGTCGGATGGGCTGTCGTAGGAGGCTTCCTTCGTTGCCTCTACCGCATTTAGTTTCATGGATTTCATGACAGGCGCTCCATACGGCCACCCGATGCACCTTCGGAAATGCGATAGCTGGCCGAACCACTGGTGAACAATGTCATCTGCAAGCGGTAATAAACGCCAGCCTCGAACTCGTCTTCTTGCAGCGCACCGGGGGCGGTATAGGTGATAGCTGCCCCAGTGTGTTTATTGATCACCGGGATCCAGGTAGTGCCGCCGTCATAGGAATTTTCGAGAGTGACCGTACCGACGAACGTTCCCCAGACTGCCGTATTGAAATTTCCGAGCAAAGCAATCGGTGGACTGGCAGCGTTTAAAACGCCCAGTGTCCCGGTGACGAGTGAGGCAGCCTGTTCAAGACCGCCGGGTGCGAAAAGTCCCATGACGCGCTCCTTAGTTGATCTTGGTCAGAGCCAGAATCGGATCGTGAAATTGGGAAGGAAACTTCTTCACCATGGCCTTGGCCGCGTCATTCAACGGCGCCATATAGTGCGAAGGCTGGGTTTCAAACTCGATCACGGCGCCCTCTTCGTACAGCACGTCGCCTAGATAGGCGCGTTCGGTAAGCTTGTATTGCGGGATCTGCGTGGCTTCGGACATATCAATCTCCTGAGATTAGAAATGGCCCAGGGCGAACCCCGGGCCGACTTACTTAGTTGCTGACGATGACGCCCGGCGCGTAATAGCGTTGGCTATCCACGGTGCCAAGCCACGCGAGAACTGCGCCGGCGGTATTCGCGCCGACGTTGACGTAGGCCAAACGCAGGTAGCGCGGGGCCGGTCCGCCATCAGGATTTACGATCGGCATCTTCAGCTTGAGCCGCGTGCCAGCGGTCAAACTTGCAATGGCGATCGCGCCCGTTTCGGCGTAAGTCACGAAGGTCGTGTTGTCCGTCGAGCCCTGGATCTGGAAGTTCACCGACGTACCGCCTGCATAAGCGGTCGTGATGTTCCATTGCACCGTCAGATCAGCCATGTCGCCGTTGGTGCCCGCGCCAATGTCGCGCGCGTTCAACAGATCGATGGTGTTCGTGCTGGTGGTCGTAGCGCCGCTACCGAACTGGTTTGCGCCAGTCATACCGGTGGTGGTGCTATAGGTGCCTTGGTCGAAGACCAGAAATTGATCGATAAGCATGGCTGCTCCTTAAACGAGGCGGGATTCGGTGGAAAGAAGTGCATCCACAGTGCGAACCGGGATACCTCGGAAAGTCGTCACCGCAACGCCGTCCCACTCTTCCAAGCGGAGCAGAACGTTTGTTTTGTTGACGGCCTGAATGTCCAGGTACGTGCGGATCGTGCGGTTTGCGTAGATAGCCAGACGGCCCATCTGCATCATTCCGCCATCCGGCGCATCGGATTTCTGCTCGGTCGAGACGCGCGTGGGCGCGGTCGGCAAGCGGTGCACGCCGCGAATCAGCGCGTTGATCAAGTTGGCAGCCGATCCACCCGACAGCGCGGTGACATCGATGTTTGCCAGCCGGACCACGTAACGCCAGTCGCGCACTGTCAGGCCCATGTCCCACTTGAAGTGAGTCCGATAGCCCTGGTACAAGTTGCCGTTACTGTCTTGGAGCGGCCATTCACCTAGGTCACGGTGCTGCAATCCCGAGATCTTGCCCTTCGGGAAAATGCCGTGGACCGTGTTCGGGCCCCAGGTCGTGATCCAGATCGAAGTGTTCACCGACAGCGTGCCGCCGCAATCGATCACGTTCGCCGCCGTCTGTGCGGTGGTGGTCGAGACCGAGTTAAAGCGAGGCGCCAAGCCCATGAACCGTTCCGGGTTCGTGGCAATGTTGCCGTAAAACATTGTCACGGCCATTTGCTGGTTCATGCCTTCGAGGAAGGCCATGTCTTCCGACAAGCGGAATTCAGCGGTATTGCCGTTCAGATCTGCCAAGTCCTTATCGATTTCCGAATAGCACTCCAGCATGCCGGTGTTATCCGTCACCTGAGCGGTGGTCGATTTGGTCTTGATGACGCCGTAGTTCAGCAGGCGCCAGGTGGCCGAGGGAAGACCGGTTCGAACAGTGGTCTTGTGGCCCGTGGGGAGATTGCCCTCAACGACAAGCATGTCGTCCAGGATTTCGTTCGTTTGGGAAAGCAGGTTGATGATGGTGGCAACCTTGCCGTCATCGTCAATGCGCTTTGCCCAGTCCGCGTACGTGAGCGCGGTTCCGCCGAGTAATGCCATGATGAGAACTCCTAAGTGTGCATAGCTGAAATCTCCTTGCGTTGAGTCGTCATCGGGTGGCCGGGTTAAGGTGGGGCCGTATCGAGTCGCGACGTAGAGCGATTAACCTTCGTGCCCGTTTCCGAGTTTTGCCATTGCGGGATACAGCGTGGCGCCTGCGGTCTTACCGCCTGCACTGGCTGGATTCCCCTTTACCGGACCGGCGGGTGCGTGAGGTGCTGCCGCCTTGATGAGTCCTCGTACTATTTCTGGGTTGTTGCCAGCGCCCGTAATGTTGAGCGCCTCGAAAAACTTGCCCGCACTCTCACCCAGTAGCGCGGTGAGCCCTGCCTTTGTAGCGGCGAGATTCTTTTCGAGGTTTGCACCACCGATTACGGGGTCGCTCGTCACTTCCTCTCGCCACTTCGTTTGCAGATCTGTCCACGCCCGCATGGGTGCTTCGCTGATCTGCTTGAACTCTGCCGTGTACATGTCCAGCATCTTTTGGGCGCCCTCTTGGGGAATGCCCAGCTCGGCCGCCAACGTCTTAAACTGGCCGACCTTCTCGGTATCCAGCGATAGACCCTCGGGCAGCGTGAAATCCGTGTACTCGATTGGCTTCGCGGGTTCGCCTGGTTTCTCACCCGGCTTGGCTTCACCCTCTGCGGGCTTTTCCTCACCGGCAGGCTTCTCACCGAGCAGACTCGGCGGCGGGGTAAGGCCAGCGTCTGCGGCAGGAGCACCAGCGGCCGGCGCACCAGGAGCGGCAGCTGCAGGAGCAGCCTCACCACCACCGGCAGGAGCGCCCTCGCCTGCCTCTTCTTGCAATACCCAGCGCCGTGCGTAGCGTTTAAACATTTGCGCTCTCCTTAACCATCGTCATGTAGTCGTTCATGCAGTGCTTCTGGATATCCGAGAACGTCGGCATCGCTGCATTGCGCTGGCCCAGGTTGAAATAGTCTTTCGAATTACCGTTGAACACGACGCTGAACAGGCCGCAGGATGAGAGGAAATCCCACATCCAGAGGCGGCCATTCGGTGAAGCCATGATTTGCTTCAGGCCGTCGAGCTTGCGCTCGTCGCGGCTCTTGGCTCGCTTCTCTTTGTCCTTTACCGAGAGCCGATCACCGGCATCCTCGTATTGCTCAACTTCTTCAGTGGATGACCGCATGTTCATTCTCCGTTTGCACCTGCGTGGCGGGCAGCGAGTTGTATTTCTGGCCGATGTGATTGATAGCCATTGACGTTCCCCAGTCGAGCCATACCTGGAATCCGGCGGCGCGTGCATTGCGGCAGAAGAAATAATCCTCGCCCTCGATCCAGTGCACGCCGTCCGTCTCTTGGGCTGGCGTCTGAAAGTACGGTTTGGCTAGCTTGTCGAACACCGACATCTTGATGAGCAGGCAGCCGGCGGGCAGCGCGCTCACCTCGGTAAGATCGCGGCTATTCACAGTCCGGCCTTGCATCCAATCACCTAGCAGCGTGCCGTCGATCGCATTGCCCAGTAGGCGGTGCGGCTCTTCGCGCTGCACGTAGGTGCCGCCAACGATGTCCTTATCGAGCGCCAGCAGGCGGTGCAGCGTCAGCGGATGCACCACCACGTCGCTATCGATAAAGAGCAGGTAATCGACGCCCAACGACTGCGCTTGCTGCACCAGGCCATTACGGCCATTGATGACCAGCGAGGATTTGACGTTGATCAGTGCGATCGGGATGGCCGGTGTTGCCTGTCCAGGCCCGCATCGGTACGTCAGCCCAGCCAACGCCATGGCAAAGTCAGCGTGCACCGTGTCGCCCGAAGGCACACAGATTGCGACTTTCTTGGGCGTCGATGAGATCTTGCCCGAGGATTCTTTCGTGCTCACAGTTCCACCACCTTGCAAAAGGGTGCTTGCGGCGCAAGCTGTCGTTCAATGAATGCATTGGCTGTGTCGGCCGTGTTGAATACCGTGGCCGCCAGCCGATCGCTTGTCCAGCCACCCGAGGGCGAGGCGTAATCGCGCCCCACCTTCAGGCTAAAGAACATCGGCGGCACTTCGTCTGTGCGTTCGATGAGGACTTCGTAAACCTCAGGCATGCGACGATCTCCGGATTTCATAGTGATGCCAACTATCGGGACCAAGGGTGACCACCAAATCGCCCCTTAGCTTCAATTGGATCGAACCATCGTCGAGAACGGACACATCGTCCGCCCTGTAAACCAACTCCTTCGGATCAAGGAATACATGGACGGTAGAAATAAATCGCACGCGGTAATACATCTCGCCGGGTCCGCTTGACAGGACGGCCATGATTAGGAACCTTGCGCCGGGAGGTTGGGATAGAGCGAGGCGGCGGCGTTCACCGGTGCGGCCTTGCCCTTCTTGCCTTGCTTACCCTGCTTGCGATCAGGCGCTACCGTAGGCTTGGCCTGTGGCGCCATCATCTGACCAGGGGCTTGCGCCTGTGCTTGTTGCTGAAGGATTGCTGCGGGGATCGCTGCCATTACAGTCTCCTGTTAGTCATAGATGCTTCTACCTGCGGCAATACATACCGCTCTGAAAATTCTTCAATCCCTAAATGGAGATCACGAACCGGGAAGACTATTCGACCGTTAAAGTCCGCCATACGAACCTGAACGGACACGACATCTTCGTCGTCAGATCGAGTAATCGTCACATCAAAATCGGGACGGCCGATGCGCTCAATCCAGCCAAGGCGGTTAGCTAATTGATAGGCGAATTCACTAGCGATATGTTGAGGCGTCAGCAGGCTCATCTCTACAGTCTCCTGGTCGTGCCAGTTTGAGGATCGATAACCAATGTCGGGCGCCCAGGCTGAATGGCAATTAGGCGATCGCCTGGTATTAGGGCGAGGGATAACTCTCGGCCGCCATAGCCTTTCGGCAATGGGCAGATTCGCTTGGCGCCCCGGACAGCCACGCCGGTAGATTGCGTGGCATGGCAGAACACCAGCTCGGCATCGGGGATAGGCGGCGCGCCATCGATCACGGCTTTCTGGCTGTTCTCGCGGGTCTCGTCGGCCTCTTCCTGCTCCAGGCGCATCTCGATCAACCGGCGATCGGTCTTGTCCACGCTTGGCCGGATGAGCTTGCGCAGATCCTTGAAGTCGATGATCTTCTCGCTCATAGCTTGCCCTTGTGCTTGCGCATGAACCGGATACCCACGATCCACCACACCACCACGATTACCGCGCCGATACCTATGATCCAATCCATGATTAAGCCGTCCCTAACATTTTCTGAAGTGCGTTGATGCCACCACCGGTATCGGTCTGGCTGAGTGTCTGAGCGCCTTGTGCTGCGGCGACACTGTTCTGTAATCCCTGTTGCTGCTGTTGCTGCTGTGCACGCTGAGCGCGGATCTGCATGACCTTGGCAAGCGGCACGATTGCTTTGGGTGTCACACCCAGCAAATCGGCGTACTCGTCCATGATCTCGTCCAGATCAAGATTGTCTAGCACCTGCGGCATGACAGCGGCCAAGTTTCCGGCAAATCCAGCCAGGCGTTCAATGCCTGCCGTACTCGCGGCTTTCTGCGCCTCGGCCAGCATGGAGATATATTCGACCTTGATCTTCTGGCCGGATAGCTCCTGCGGGATCGGCGGAAAGAGCTTGCCGCGCAGCATGATGTCAAACACGCAATTGATCGATGGATCCAGCGCTTCATTCTCGAAACGTTCGAGCACCGGCCCCAACTGGATGAGCTTTTCTTCCTTGCGCGCATCGATCTCAGTCGCGGTGCGCACGGTGTCCAACTGGCTGATCATCATGAAGATCGGCACGAAGAACGTATCGTTCACCCGCGATTGAACTTCCTTGATGTCCTCAACGAGGCCAGAGAAATCGGGTGCGATCTGGTACGCAGGCTTGAACCCCACGCCATTTCCGCCACCAGAGATATACGTCACGCCACCGGGCAATAGGCTGGCGGGTTCATTACGCAGCGCCACGTCAGCGATCATTGGCGGGTTCACATGCTTGTCGATCGCCTGCGCCTTGCGCTTTTGCTCGACTTGCAGCATCTTGATATCGCCCAGCGCATCCATGCCGGGTGAGCGGCCATAGGCGTCGTTGCCGACGATGTCCCAACGCGGGGCGATGAATGGCTTCTCGTAGAACCCACGGGTGCGCAGCAGGTAGTTCTGCCCCGTGCCCAGTTCCCAATAGACTTCACGCCACGGCATGCCTTTCACGCCAGGGGCGCCGGGAAGCATGTCGGAGTTCTTCTCGATCAGATGGCCGACCTTCACCTCGCGGGTGAGCATCGCGCCACCGGTCTTGATCGCGCCCTGTATCGTCGGGCTGCAATTCTCCAGGCCGAACATGGTCGCCACTTGCTGCACGGTCAGGACGAACTCGCGCCCCATCGTGCTCACGTCCTGCCGATCATCGTTCTGGAGAAAGTACTCGCCCGCACAGGTATTGAAGCAGCGGATCACATCATCGAAGTCTTGATAGATGATCATCACGCCCGTGCCGAATGCGCCCAGGTCGTTGTAGATCGTGGCAAGCGACGTGTAGAAGTTTGACTCAGCGAACACAGCACCGAGGCGCTTCTCGCATTCAGCCAACCAGATCTTCACCGGACCCGTGTCGTTCAACTCGCTGTTGTTCGTGGCGAGCTTGAACCATGGCCGGCCGGGTGACGTGATACCGCTCATCATGCCAGCCGATAGCGTACGCAGAGCAATCGTGCCCGTGTTATCCACAATCCGCTGGTTGATGGGCGAGCCGCGATTCCCCTGGTTCGGGGTGATCAGCCACTTGTAGCGCCGAGGAATGATGTAGTCCGCGATCTCGCGCCAATGCGTCCACCAGCTCATGCGGTCGTTGCGCATCGCGATCAGCAATTGATCGCAGTGCTCACGCAGGCGCATGACTTCCGGCGTGCCCTTATCGCCGGCTACTTTCTGATCGGTCGCGAGTGCGGCGGCTGCCATGCTTAGGACGCAGCCCCGGTGTTAGTCGGCGTGATGACCGGCGGCGCAGCGGGATTGAGCGCGCCCTGCACAGCAGCGACTTCCGCTACAACCTTTTCCACTTTCTCGGTTTCCGCCTCGAGCTTGGCAGTGAGAGCGTCGACAGCAGCGTTATCCACGGGCAGCTCAGGTGCAGCCTCGGCAGGCGAAGACAGCGCGGTCAGCGTATCAACGATGGCTTGCTTGAATGCAATCTCAGCATCCCACAGCGCGCGGTCAGGGTCGGCCAGTGCACCCACGTTGTCGTGGATCGCCTGGAGGTTCAGCAATGCTTGGGCTGCTGTCGTCATATCAACTCCCTAAAAGTGTCTTGGCGCTGGTCGTTGCTGGCGCCTGAAGGCCATTCGGCCCGGTATCAATCATTGCGGATGGGCCCATGGCATTCTGCGCACGGCCCTGCACTGCCTTACCTGCCGCAATAGACGCAGGCGATTGCACCACCGGGATTGGCGGCGGTACGGTTACGTCAGGTGCTTTAGGTGCGCTTCCGCCCATGGCTTGGCCTCAATAGTGATTCGACGTTTCGCGCTTTTCGTCGGGGTGAAAGGGGTCATACTCGTGCTGCACGGTTGGCCGATTGAAGGCGGCCGCACGCCCTGCGTTCTGATTCGCCATCACTGGGTAGGCAAAGGTGAGTGCAAGCGCGTCCGCAATGTCAGGCGATGACAGGCCGCGCTTCTTCATGTCTTTCTTGGATTCAAGCTGGATAGCGTCTCGGCCATCGCGCATGACATAGCCATACTCTCGGTCGGTGAGCTGCGATGCGAGATCAGGATCGTCCGGGATAGCACCACCGGTACCGAGCCATTCCTTCATCACGCCCCACATCTCGGCTGCCTTGTTGGCATACGCTGTGGCTTCCTGCCCAGGCGTAGAGCGGTCAGCGGTCGCGCCGAACTGCACCTCGATTACCGGGATGCGTAATTGACGCAGTCGATCGACCACACCTGAGCCCGTGCCACCACCGTCAACAAAGATGGCGTCGGCTCGATAGAACTCGTATTGCTCGGCCACGCGGGCGGCGAGCTGCATGTTGTCCAGGCCACGGAATTTAAGGGGCGCATGGGTTCGCCCATCTCTGCCCTTGCGGATATAAATAACAGACTCGTCGTCGCCAAAGCGAGCGGGATCAACTCCAAGCACAAGAGCGTCGTAAATCCCAGCGTGCGCTTCGCACTTGGACGCGGCTTCGACAATGTCCGAGCCAATGAACTGGGTCGAACCAGCGCGCGGAAATACACCACGCACGCGAACACGCACGAAATCAGAGTCTTCGCCATAGTCGGCTACCCATTGGTTCAGTTGATCCTTGTTGGTCATGCGCGCCGTGCGGCTATCGATCTGGCGCGTGATCCAACGGTGTTTGAAGCGGCCAAAGCATTCGCGGAACCGTCCGGTATTACGCGTGGGGTTCCCGAATACCGCCCAGATGATCTGGGTATCGCTATCAGTCAGCGCGCCCTCAGCCGTTTCCCAAATGATTGGTGGGATGGCGGATGCTTCATCGAAGACGACGAGGACTCTTTTTCCTTGATTGTGGAGACCCGCGAACGCCTCAGTGTTTCGTTCGCTCCACGGAACCATGTCAATACGCCAAGTCTTTTCATGCTGGGGATCCCGGCTGTAGATGGCTGTTGCGGTGAATTCAAACCAGTGTGCACAGATCGAGCGGCGATGCCACTTAGCCAGTTCTGCCCAGGTCTTGGTGCGAAGCTGGGCGTCGGTGTTCGCTGTCACGACGCCGCGCGTATCTTCGAACGTGGACATTACCCATTCGATCAACCACGCAACCAGTGCGCTCTTACCCACACCGTGGCCGGACGCCACCGCAATCTGAATGGCTTCTGTCGCGTTGATGGCGCCAGTCTGTAGCTGATCCCCAATCGACTTGAGAATATCGATCTGCCACTGGTCAGGGCCAGTATGCTCGGACAACTCGCCGGATCCCCACGGGAAAGCAAACAGCACGAATCCCAACGGATCGTTGCTGTAGCCCGCGATTTCCTCAACGAGTTCCGATTCAGCCGACATCGCGTCTCCGCTTGCGTGCTGCCTCGAGCGCCACGGCCAGGTTATCGGCCTTCTCGTCCTTACCCTGCACATCGACCATGCCGTAGGCTTCACGCTCCAGGCCGATCAGAATCTTCAATGTCTCGGCAAGCTTCTTGGCACCGTCGATACGGCCGGCGCCAGATATGACCTTCATGTAAATATCGTTGCGCTTATCGACGCCCTTCTCATCCTCGGAGCGAAGATACTCGCCCAGCTCATGGAAGATGGAAACGTCGCCGGTCTCGACCTCAAGCTCTTCAAGCAGAGCGAGTGCGAGCACGCGGAATCGTGTGATGTATTTCCGGTGCGTCACCCGAACATCGGCAATGACCTTGGCGTTAGCATCAACGATTGCCGTATCGGTTGCCACTTTCTCGGGACTGGCAACCTGACTGGCAACTTCGCTTTTGGCAACCAGTAGATCGGCCTTGGCCTGAATGCGCGCAGCAAGATCACGTTCCCATGAATTTGCCTTGGCGCGCTTCTGAATTGCAGTGTGGCTGATCTGGTGGGCAGCGGCTATTTCTCGGACGGACAACAGACCAGCACGATAATCAGCTTCGATTCGTTCCCAATCCGGTGCTGCTTTTTTGGCCTGCAATGTCACGTCGTGCCCCATGTAGTTGGAACTGACAACCCGTACGCAGCGTGTGCGCATTTAACTGACCTCGTCAGCAGTCTTCAGCCCTCCGCGTGAGTCTAAGAATTGTTCAATTTCAAAACAACTGAAAACTTCACGCGCGCTCGTTAAAGTCCAATCCATCAACAACATGATCCTCACTGCGGTCCAACAGATCACGCCAATCTACCCATGCGCAGTAGCCCATTTCGATAACAAACATGATCACAATCAAAACCAATACCGCTAGGCCGTGGTGCATGTCGGCTCCCGCTTCAGTTCAGCCGCGATCGCCTGCATGGTCACCAGCGCGTGGTGGTTGCTCCAGTGCGTCATGTCCTCTTCGATCAGCATGCGATACGCTTCCCGCAGCAGCTTCTCGCGCGATTCGATTTCGCTCATGAGAGTTCCTTGAATACATCGCCGCCATAGGGGTGGCCTTCTTCCTTCGGCTTCTTCCCGCACTCGACGCTAACGTTGAATCGCAAGCCACCGATCAGCATCAGGAATACGACGGCGCCGGAAGCCATAAGGCACAGGATGCCGAATAGCGCTAGGAGGTCGGTCATGTCGGTTCCTTGAGCTTGTCGACAGCAGCGTCGAATTCATCGACTGACGGCTTTTCACCGACGATCGTCAGATAGGCGTCACCTACCAGAACGTCTTGCCGAAGAACCGCAGCGACCAGCTTCCGGTATCGCTTGGCGTCGATGGCGTCATAGGCGCTCATGTGCGTTCCTCTTTCGACGTGTTCTGAACATATGGATTGGAAATTTTCAGCGCCCGAATGCGATCCGCCATGTCGAGGCCCGTATAGAGCGCTCCGTCACATTCACACAGGTGCGCGGCGTTCTCAATTCCAGCTCGCCACGCCTCCAGATCCGTGCCCAACGTATCGGCGCGATAGTATTTGACCGATTCGGGAGCCTCTTTACCTGCGGGATTCGGCTGATCCGCCCAGTCAATCCCGTCTGGCCCGTTGTCGATCAGCCAAATTGTGCGTGGCGCCTTCACAGCCGTTTGTCCACAATGCCTCGCGCCGTCGAGTTCATACCCGGTATCGGCGGCTGGGCTTGGCTGGCCCTTTGCAATCTCTCCAACCAAATTCCTGTTGCTGGCTCCAATTGCTTGAAAGGGCGAGGCGTCCTTGAAGGGACTATTGGCAACTTTCCCATTTCTGCCTTGTGTGCCTCCCGCGCGGCTTCCTTCGCCTTCTTTGCACGGCAATCGAATGCTTGCTGCCAACGCTCATGCGCGGTGATAGCGTCACGCCCGGTACGCTTGATGCCGTCGCCCTCGCAGGTGTAGACGGCGCCTTTCACGGTTATGTGTGGTTTTATCATTTCAGCCCCTTGATCTTGATGCCCGCAAAGCGAAACGGCTTTACGTACCCATAACGCTCCGAGAAAAGGCGCACCTTGGCCGCGTCTCCCCACATCACTGAAACCCCACGCCCAAGTCACCAACGCACCCAAAAGCCCTCCCGATAGCAGCAAATAGCTATTGGACCGAACACGCGGTCCCACGATGGGCAGCCAGTGATCATTTCCGCTTCGCCTTGAGTGCACGACGTTTGTCTTGAGCTACGGTTCCCGGCTTACCGGAATGCGAGGCGTAGCGCATTGCCTCATCGGATCCGCACGCAGCGCGGCGTCGGTCGGCATTTGTGAAGGGATATTTTTTCGAAATAGCACCGAGCATTGCTTTGCTTTTCGAATAGCCCAAGATGCTATTTAGAAATCCAGCTCCAAGAAAATCCATTATTTCCCCTCCTCAGTTATCGATTCCGAAATGTGAATGCGCACGAGCCCACCCTTCACAGCGGGCGCGATGTCGATGTTGCCAATGTCAAAATTGTGGTCATCCATGCCCATGGCGTCCGCTATCCCATCAATGCCAGCCTTCATGCGGGCAATCAGGTTGTCGCGGTCATAGCGATGGTTGCCAGGGGGGTAGAAGGTGAAGTCGAGGCGTTGCCGGCCGCTGGCCTTGTGACCCTTGCGCGCAACTATCGCCAAGAGGCCGACGGTGCGCCGGTAGCTTTTCTTTGCTGCGGCCACGCCGCGCCAGTGCAGCCGTGCGTTCGGGCTCAGTGCAGCAGGAGGGAATGGGATTTCGAAGATCATGCCGCCTCCTCGTCTGCGTCAACGATTTGCAGGGTTGTCGGGGATGCCATACGGGTAAAGCCGATGGCGGGCCGGTCTGACCCGTTCTCCAAAACCTTCCTGGCAACCTCTGGGTTGCCAATCAGAACTGGTGGGTCCGATGGAAACCCGGATTGCTCGTTTTGCGATTGCGCAATGCCCAGCAGCGCCTTCGGATAATCTCGCACGTCGTTCCGAGTTTTGTAGCCGCGATACCGGTTCTCGAACTCGTTGCGGATATACGGCCATTCCTTTTCGTCCTTGGTGCCCAGCCCCACCCATCCGCCCATTTCCTGAATCACCGCATGAATGATCGGGTCATCAAATGCCACCGTGGCATAGGTGCCGATCTGCCGAATGCCTTTATCTACCTTTGCCCAGGCCACGAGTGCAGAATCCTTCGTAGAGCCCTGGAGCATCTTCACCATGTCCGCAGGCTTAGGCATGAACTGACCGTTGTCAGGATTCACGCAATGCCGGTTCAAGGCGTCTGCAACGGCTTCGTAGTCGAATGGCTGCACGGCTTGCCACCACACGCCCAGAGCAAACTCAGACGTGTCCTGGCGGTAAAACGCATATACGGCGGAAATCAGCTTGAACACGCGTGATTTTTCTTCGGGCTTCATGGTGAATTCCTCAAGGCTCGTTCGGCAATGGCTTGATTACTGGCTTCCAGGGCTTCCTGGCGATTAAGTTGGCGCATCCCACCAAAGGCCAACACCTGGCCGCTGATCTTTGCCCAGTTGCTGCGGATGGCATTCATGAACGCCTCATCCCAGTCGATGTATTTTTTCCCGTTGGCTCGGGCATAGCCGATGAAATATTCAAGATGGGCTTGCAGGTTCGAGTGGCCTTTCTCGGCTGCCCATTTTTCGACGCGATCCGATATCCCGAAGTCGGCAGGGATGATGCGGGACTTCTTCTCGGGTTCCTTATTTACGGTTCCCTGACGGTTCATTGACGGTTCATTGACGGTTCCGTGTACCGTTTTTGGGCCTGTTTCTGGGGAAATTTGGGCCTCTTTATGCGGAAAAACGGGCCTCTTTATGTCCTTTTTCGGATGTGTTCCGTTTTCGGAACTGTTCCGTTTTTGGGACTGTTTAACCTGCCCGTTTTCGGGCTCCTTCAAACGGTACACAATGACCTGTTTCGTGAAGCCTTTACGATCGCCGGTATCTTCGATATAGCCAAGCTCGCGAAGCCGGTTCATGTTCGCTTGAACCGTCTTACGATCTTGCCCAGTTGCTTCCGCCAGATACGCTGTTGACGGCCATGCCGTAAGATCCTGACCGTCAGCACAATTGGCTAGAGCAACCAAAACGAACTTGGCAGTGGAATGCTTGATTGGCTGCGTCAGAGCCCAGGTAATTGCGTCTATGCTCATGAAGCATCCCTGTCGCGGATCGCAGACCAGCGCGTGTATGCCCATTCCCAAACGGCACGCTTGGCCTCTTTGGTGAGCGAGAATCCCTGATCCAGCTCGGCATGGCATCGCATGCAACCTGGAACGGTGTAAATGTCTTTTGCTTTGATGCCCATGCCCTTCCCGTAGTCCGCCCAGTTAGCGTGGCACGGCACAACGGTGTCGGATTCGCTACGGCATACGCCAGCGATCGACAGGAAGCAGAGTTGCCCTCGGCACGCCGATAGATAGGTCTTGTCTTGGCTGGTGCGCGCCTTGCGTGCTCTGGCCTTCATCGGCGCCGTGCCGCGCGCCATAGGCGTCTTGCGAACCAGCGGTGAGCGTTTCATGCGAGCGCCTGCTCGTTCGGATTGCGATGAAACTCAACACCCAGATTTGCGCCGTAGGCTTCGATCTGCATAAGGTGTTCGGCCATGCCCTTTACGGTCAGCTGCGTGGTGCTGCCGATCAAGATTCGTCCGTCAAAAGGGGAGTAATCCCACTTCTGATAGCCGTCCTTGCACAGTTCTGGATCAAATTCCTCTGGTAGAAATGCGATCTTGAAATGGTGGTGCCACGCTTCGGCGCTGAAGCTGCGTCCCTCCACATACGCCTGCGCGGCGATATCAGCCAGCGGCCCGACCCACATCAATGCGTTTTGCGACAGCTTGCGGCGCTTCACTTCTTCCCGCGCCACTATCTCGATAGGCTTGTCGGGATCGATCGGCAAGTTGGCAGCCAGCGCCATCAATGCTTGGCGCTGCGTTTCGCCACGCAGCAGAATCTTGCGTTCTTGAAAGCGCTGGCGTTCCATTAATGCCTCGTCGCCTGTTCTGATTCGACTATCGCGTACCCAAGCATCGTGAATGCCTCTTTCATCTTTGGTTCGGTGGCAGCGAGCCTACGAAGCTCGTCTAAAAACTTGTCCAAATCGTCTCCTGCTACGGTGTGCGCTCTATCTCGCGCCTCTCTCGTAATGTCCAGCGCCTCCATATCTGCCATGCGGGCTGCCTTGCGAAAAATTCCTGCATGATGGTCAGTTGCGCCAGGTGAACCAGGTATTGGCTGATCGCGTGATTCCCGACGGCCGACTCAAATGCAGCAATGCGCCCTGCCGGCAAATCCAGCCGTGGGCGTCCTTTGTTATCAACGGGATCAGGACGCAGGTACGAACTGACGTGCGCCGCGTAGAGCCCGCACAATTCCGCGAGCGTCCTTTGTGTCATATGCACCCGAGAGCGCCTCTCCCACGAAAGCCGAACCGCATCGCGGTACGTGACGCATTGAGCGATTTCCGAAGGGGGTAAAAAGCGCATGGCACCGGCAAGCCCTGGTGCGGCATAGGGGGAATGGGGAAGGTGCTGCATGAACATATGGAAATCGCTTTTAGGAAAATTCAATGGGGTTACACGATGATTAACAACGTGCACACGGGCGAAACTGCTTTGCATGGAATATGCAAACGTCAATGAATCAGGTGTGAAGCTCTGCCGGATAGATCTTCGAGTTCAGCCCCGCGCGCGGCACGCCGGTCACGGCCTCGACATCGAGCACGCGGTTGCTGGGAACGAATCCTTGCGCGCACCATTTCTGCACCGCTTGCGGCGTCAGATCCAGGGCGCGAGCAAGCGCGGATTGGCCGCCGGCTTTGCGTGCGGCCTCTTGGATGGGGGTTTCGTCGTTCATAGGTTCCTCAGATGAAAAGCTCACATCTGAAGAATACAACTTTAATTTGTACTGCCGCAACTTATATTTGCATAGCAGCCTACAACGTGCACTTGTAGGATCGGCAAATGGATCACAAACTAATTGGCCGAAGGATCGCAACGTATCGCGAGAGGCGAACCATGTCGCAATCCGAACTGGCGCGGAGGTTGGATGTCACCCCGCAAACCGTTCAGAAATGGGAAGCGGGCGGCGCGCCACGCACTCACCGCATCGAAGCAATAGCTACGGTGCTCGGTGTGCCTGCTAGCGCGCTGGTAGGCGACGAAGCCCCCGCCGATGTGTCTGTGGCGGGGCGCCTATTACATGGTATTGACCTGGCGCGTATCGAACGGCTGGACGACGTAGCGTTGGCTTACGTACAGGGAAGATTGGATGAAGCGATCAAAGCGATGGAAGCCTTGGCACCCAGGCCAATTGTGGAGTCACCGGGAAAACCCTCATATGTGAATGTTGAGTTCGGGAGCAATACTTCGTTACGGGAGACAGAGCAGAACCTTGCCCGGCTGTTGCCAAATGTGAGAGAAACCAGTGGGAAGCGTAAGAAATCTTGATGAGTACCGCCTACTAAGAAACCAACAGGAAGATGTGGTTGAGGCAGCGAACGAACCAGAACATATTTACCTGTCGGTCGGCACGGACGGCAGAATCAAAATCCAGACTTACGATGGAGACAAGCGGCGAGCGCGCGAGCTATTGATCGCCTGTCAGATGCTTGTTTGTCGGCTGCTAGATTCAATGGGCGATCCAGATGCAGCAGATCCGCCTCCTATTTAGCCTAGATGTAACAATAAATATAAAAAATGATCAATAGTTAGAAATACGCTTAACTCAGCCATTGGATTGTTTCCGACTATCGCGCTCTCTGTAGTGGATGCCAAACAACGTAGAAGCCACCCTCGGGTGGTTTTTTTACGCTTTTCACTACAACTTTCATTTGCAGTCTACAAATGGTTGTTGTAATCTGAGGTTGTAGTGAGAACAGACACCAGTTGTAGCCAACCGAAGGAAGCACATGAGCGCCGCTCTGCATGCCCACACCGACGACGATCCATCGCGCACCGACACGCCGCCTTTCCACGATGCTCGCGTTGTGACCGAAAAGGAAGCCGTGGCCACCGTAAGTGCCCTACTCGCGTGGCGTGCTCACTCGGCCTTTGGACAAAACCGGCGCCAGTGGAACGAATGGCTGAACGACACGCTCGCCAACGTCCAGAGCGATGCACACCTCCTAATCATTTCACCGACCGCGATCAGCGGCGTGCGCGGGATGCTCCATAAGGCAATCACCGTGCACGCCAACCATCTACTGGCCGAAATGGAGTCAGACGAATGATCAAGTTCGGCTGCCTATTTATGGCTGGGTGTTTGGCCCTCACGGCCTGCATCTGTGCGGGAAGCGTTTTCGCCTACCTCGTCATCACTCACCTGAGCAATCTATGAGACGCCTACTGAAAGAGCATCGCCACGGTGTTTTCATGGCGCTCATGTTTGTCACTGTCTTCTGTTTTGCGATGTATCTCGATGCTCACCACGAGCACGCGCACTACCTCGCAACGTCAACCACTTCACGCTAAATCATAAGGACAACCATGAGCAAGGTAATGGAACTAGCGAAGCTTCCGCCCAAGGAAAGTGCCCTGACGGTGTTCAGCGCCGAACAGGGTCTTGATCCCTATCTGGCAAAGATCCGTGCCGAGATAGACGATTTCGAGCCTGAAGTGGGCACGAAAAAGGGGCGCGATGCGATTGCCTCCATCGCTTTCAAGGTAGCGAAGGTGAAGGTCGCCCTGGATGACATGGGCAAGGAAGTGAACGCGAATCTTAAAGAGATTCCCAAGAAGGTGGACGCCGAGCGCAAGCGCATGCGGGATCTGCTCGATGCGTGGAAGGATGAAGTGCGCCAGCCTCTCACCGATTGGGAGAACGCCGAAACCCAGCGCGTCCAACAGCACGAGCAAGCCATCGCGATGATTGCAGCCTTTGCCGTGGATCTGGATGGAATGGCAGCCGCTGATCTTCGTCAATGTCTAACTGACGCCGACGCGATTCTGATCGGTGCCCAGTGGGAAGAATTTGAGGTCGAGGCACTGCGTACGAAGGAAGCCACGGTTTCCAAGCTGCGGGCCGCCATTATGGCGCGGGAGCGTTACGAGTCCGAACAGGCGGAGCTTGAACGGCTTAGAGCCGAAGCTGCTCACCGTGCTGAGCTTGACCGTGAAGCACTCATTGCGCAGCAGGCGGCCGATCTAGCCCGCGAGCAAGCGCAAGAAGCCGCGAAGGTTGAGCGCGATGCGGCGGCCCGCCGCGAACGTGAAGCCGCTGAGGCTGCTGAGAAACGCGAGCTGGAACTAAAGCTCCAGACCGAGCGAGCAGAGCGTGATCGCATCGAAGCCAATAGCCGCGCTGAACAGGCAATTCGTGATTCAGCACGGCGTGCCGAAGAGGCAGCTGGCGCCGAGCGTGCGCGCCAAGCCGCTGAACTGGCCCAGGCAGCGGCCGATACAAAGGCCCGTGAAGCCGACAAGGCGCACAAGACCACTATCAACCGTGCTGCGCTGGCCGCGTTCGTCACCGGCGGCATGACCGAAGAGTGCGCAAAGCTGGCCGTCACGCTGATCGCCAAGAAAGCGATCCCCGCCATCAGAATTTCATACTAGGAGCGGCAGCATGCCAGCTATCCACGCAGCGATCCTTAGCGCCATGTCCGATATCTCCAAGACCGGCATCGCTAAGGCATCAAAAAATAAAGACCAGAACTACCAATTCCGAGGCATTGAAGCTGCCATGAACGAGATGTCGGTGATCCTCATTCGCAACGGCATCACGATCGAGCCTAAATATTCCGACCGCACGGTTGTAGATCACCCCACCAAGAGCGGCGGCATGATGCATTTTGCCAGCGTTAAAGGGGTGTTCAAGTTCGAGGCGGCCGACGGTTCGAGTATTTCCCCTGAATTCTATGGCGAAGGTTCTGATGTGTCGGATAAGGCCACCACGAAAGCCCAGTCCGTGGCATTCCGTACCGCCCTATTCCAGACGTTTGTAGTGCCGACGATGGCGATGGATCCCGAGGATGATGCGGGTGAAGAAACCGTTTCGCCCGAGGTCCAGGCGCTACTCGACAACGCTGAAGCAGCGGCGCGAAAGGGCATTGATGCCTACCAAACCTATTTCAAATCGATCACGAAAGAAGATCGCGTCACCCTCGGCCCATGGCATGAGGAATTTAAAGAACTTGCCGCTGGAGTCCAATAATGAAAATCCTAACCTGCGCCCAAGGAAGTCCCGAATGGCATGCGGCTCGTGCCGGCGTCATCACTGCATCCATGTTCGGAACTGCCCGCGCGCGCCTGAAAAGCGGCGCCGACAAGGGCGACTATTCTGCCGCCGCCAAAGACTACGCCTTCCGCGTGGCGATTGAGCGTATCAGCGGGGAAGCCCTTGATGAAGGATTCGAGACGTGGCAGATGCGCCGGGGCCATGACCTGGAGCCGGATGCGCGCCGCGAGCATGAGAACGCCACCGGTCTCGTTGTCCAGCGTGCTGGCTTTGTTCTTACCGACGATTCGCTATTTGGTGCCAGCGCCGACGGTCTCATCGGAGAGGATGGTGGTAGCGAATACAAATGCTTCGTGGCACCCGAGAAGCTTCGTTCGATCTTGATCGACGGCGATTGGTCCGATCTGACCGATCAGGTTCAGGGTTGCCTCTGGATTACCGGCCGCAAATGGTGGGATCAATGTCTATATTGCCCAGCCCTAGCGCCTGCGGGAAAGAATTTCGTTCGTCTGCGCGTTGAGCGTGACGACGATTACATCGAGGCCATGGAGACTGAACTATTGCAATTCGAGCGTCTTGTGACCTGCTACCAAATGAACCTACAAAAAGAGGCTGCGTAATGGCATCGGTCAACAAGGTAATTCTCGTCGGCAATCTTGGGCGTGATCCTGAAGTACGTTTCAACCCCGAAGGCGGGGCAGTTTGCAATATGTCGATCGCAACCGCGTCATCATGGAAAGACAAGGCGACTGGCGAGAAACGTGAAGAAACCGAATGGCATCGTGTCGTAATGTACGGCCGCCTGGCGGAGATTGCTGGCGAATACCTTCGTAAGGGGCGCCCTGTCTACTTGGAAGGCCGCCTAAAAACCCGGAAATGGCAGGACAAGGAAACGGGCGCCGACCGCTATGCCACCGAAATAGTGGCCGACCAGATGCAAATGCTCGGCAGCAAAGGGGATGACGAGGGCGAAAGTAATCCTTCTCCCGCCGCAAGACCGACGCGCCAAAGCACGCCCCCCGCGCAACAGCCGCGATCTGCTGCGCCCGTTCAGAGCAAACCGGCTGGAGGCAGCAGCCTTGCCGACATGGAAGACGACATTCCCTTCTAACCCCCGGCGCGTCCGGCTGATTTAAGAGAGAGATTATGACTAGTCAGGGCCAATCGAAGCGCGGAAGCATCGCAGAGGCGTTCGTAAACATCGCGGTCGGCCTGGTCGTGAGCATGATCGCCAATTCGATCGTGTTCCCGGCGTATGGCTTCCACGTCTCTATCGCGGACAACGTCGGTATCACGCTGATTTACACCGCGATATCGCTCGTGCGCTCGTACTGCCTGCGCCGGACGTTTAACTGGATCGGCTTCGGGCGGCTCGCGTCAAAAGGTCAGCGATGATCCTCGATCCATGTTGCGGTAGCCGCATGTTCTGGTTCAACCCGGAGAACCAAGGCGTTCTGTTTGGTGACATCCGCGATGAAGAGCACACGCTCTGCGACGGCCGCGCACTGAGCATCAAGCCGGATGTAGTGATGGATTTCCGGGATATGCCCTTCGCTGACGGCATGTTCAAGCTGGTGGCGTTTGATCCCCCACACCTTCGCCGCGCTGGATTAACCGGATGGATCGGTAAGAAGTACGGGATTCTCGGCGATGACTGGCGGGAAGATTTGCGCCGCGGCTTCTCCGAATGCTTTCGCGTGCTCGAGCCGGAGGGTGTGCTCATTTTCAAATGGAATGAAGTGCAGATTAAGGTCAGCGAGATATTGGCGCTCACGGATCAGAAACCGTTATTCGGCCACAAGTCAGGACGCCGCGCTGATACCCATTGGATATGTTTCATGAAGAGGCCAGCATGAGCACCGTCGCCGTTCTCTTCGCGCGCGCAGACAGCGTTTATAAGACGATGCCCGATTGCGACGTCTGGGACATTGACCGTGATGCCATGAACTGGCCTGGAGGTTCGCCCATTGTGGCCCATCCGCCATGCCGAGCTTGGGGACGCCTATCCCACATGGCGAATCCACGCCCTGGTGAAATGGACTTAGCTCGCTGGGCCGTTTCTCAAATTAGAGTCTATGGCGGAGTTCTAGAGCATCCAGCCGCTTCTAGGCTTTGGGCTGACCAACATCTGCCGGCGCCAGGTCAGCGTGATATCTATGGCGGCTGGACGCTAACCATCGCTCAAAACTGGTGGGGCCATCGCGCCGAGAAATTGACGCGGCTTTATATCGTTGGATGCCCAGCCAATGAACTTCCTGATATTCCCTTCACCCTCGGGCGAGCTACTCATGTGATCGCCTCATCGACCGGCAGACAGCGCCGCGGCCATCCAGATTTTCGCCCGGAAGTTACGAGGGCAGAGCGAGAAAGAACCCCTCCCGAGCTGGCGACCTGGCTTTGCGAAGTCGCCCGCCGGTGCCACGTAAAACAAAAGGAAGCAGCATGACCGACCACTCCACCCCCGATCCCACGAATGCGAAGGCTGAGCCTGTCGTAGTCGGCGCCGATGATATTCATTGGTTCGAAGAAGCATTCCGCGCCTGGGAGTGCAACGATATGGCAGGTGTACTAGACGGCTTAACGTCCGCCGTGAATTACTTCGTGCCTTCACCTGCTGCGCCTGTTGCTGCGGTGCCTGGATGGATGCCAACATGTGCGAAGGCGCCCGGGCATTTAATAGAAAGGCTTCGCCACCACGCTACAGACAAGCAAAATTCTGCATTTGCTCGATCAACAATGGCGGAAGTGCTTTCATATTTAGTTGTCGCGCCGGAGGTGAAACCATGAGCACCAAAGAACTTAGCGGAAAGGAATACTACGAAGCTGGTGAGGCTTGTTTTTATCGCAATAGGAAGAAAGCTAACGGCAACGAATTGTCCCGCCACATTTTCGTCAATTTAGGCGCGCACGAACAAGCCTCTTGGGTAGTCCAGGCATTCATCGAATCCGCCGTGCTCACCAGGGTAGGCGCCGCACCTGAAGGCTGGAAGGAATTCATTGAATACTGTGCAAGTTGCCACGGAAAGGAGATTAACGGGAATCGGCTAGCTATTCAGGCCAATTCACTGCTCGCCAAGGTAAGCGCACCGGCTAGTGTCTCGGATTCTGGAGATTTACCCGAGCCTGCAATAGTTGACCCGGGGCGGTTCGGCGTTGCGTATTCTCTGAAGCAAATGGCGGAATATGGTGCAAAGAAAACTAGCGCCGCTCGCCATGCTGCTTTAGAAGATGCTGCCAAAACCGCCGACTCATTCACGTGCGGAACATGCGGGATGGATGGAAAGGCCGGAAATGCTATCCGGTCGCTCATCTACGCCGCCCCAACGCAAAGCACGCAGCAACCGGATACCGGCTACTTTGGCAGCGAAACGCTAGCAACGCATTATGTTAAGCAACCGGATGCAGACAAAGATCGCCTTCTCGCCGCGCTTGAGCGTGCTGCTGCCGCGGAAGATGCTCTGCGCGCCCTGACCGATGAGTGTAATAACGACGCGATTCCAGGATGGGAGGATCGCATGCAAGCGTGTATCGAGCGCGCTAATCGCATCCTCGCACCCCAGGCTACGCAGCAACCGGATGCGGGCGAGCCTCCATTGAAAAGAGAAAGCCAATGGGTGCAGTGGTACCGGGAAAACAAGGGCGTTTCTTACTATGAGGCGCGGAATGAGTGGGAAAGAAGATCCGCCGCGCTCGTTCCGCCGCCCCAGGTTGCGCCCATGCTCGAACCGTCCGGAAATACCGGAGAGTTGCCCCAGGTTGCGCAGGGCGATGAGCCGCTGACCATTGCTGACTTTACAGCGCTGATTGACGATTACCAATGCGCACAAAAAGATGGCTCTGCCAACGACAGAGCGAACGCACGTATCGCGCTAATGAATGCCTACCGGTCGGCCCTTTCTCGCCAGCCTAGCGCGGGGGATGCGAAGGCAATAGCTCGGCTTGAAGTAGCCGCATTGCAGTTGGATGCAGTTCCGGGGATGTTTGGTTTCGGCGACGATATACGGAGCGCTATAGCGATGATCCAAAGAGGTAAAAATGACTGACCGCGAAAGAGCTTTGCGCTACGCCGCTGACGTTCTCCGCTTCGATTCTGTCGAAAGCGTATTCAACGTACATGTCGGGTCACTGTCTGCTAAGCGCTACAAAGAATTATCCGCAATAGCAGATGCGGTATCTGCTGAGGTAGCAGCCCTCAGAAAGGTGGCACCTGAAGCAACGAAGGGGACGAAATGAAAGACGCAGAGCAACAGGTAATCGCGCGTGGCCTGAACATCTATTACGAGGGCCGGTTCGCCGGTGAGACAGATGATCTACTCGAGGCCAGGAAATTGTGGGCCGAAGACTTGCGCACTGCCCTACTCACCAACACAGCAAGCAAGATCCTGGTGGACGCTGCGGCCCTGCGGCAGTTATTGGTAGCCATCAACGGACCCGCACACTACATCCGCGAACTGCAAGTCATACGCAGCCTGGGCGACAGCCCGATCGATTTGTTGGTCGACGAATACAACGTCTGGGCGGCGAAGGGGACGAAATGAAACGACGCGTTCCCATGACTCCAGACCGACTACGAGACAACCGCCGGTGGCGCCGTCAATGTCCTCCTGGAACAAAGAGTATTGCTTGGACAAGCAGCATCGAATATGTCGGCGCATCGCCAGCCCTTTTTTGGACTGACAAAGCCATATGGCTGATCTGTTTGGCAATTGCTGGCACCGGCTGGGCGCTGGCTAAGTGGCTGCTGATAAAGGCTTCCCAATGACCGCCCTACGCCGCACCGAGCCGAGAGGCTAATATGCTCACGCTCACGCCTGCGGAAATTACCGAAATCACCGGAAAGAAAAAGCCGAGTGCCCAGGCGCGTGTACTCAAAGCGCTTGGGATCCGGCATCAAATCCGCCCTGACCGAAGCCTGCTTGTTTATCGTCACGCCGCCATAAAAGGCTCAGTCGATACAATGCCCGCTCGGGAACCACAATTAAGGCTTCGAAATGGGCCGTCCGCGCAAGTCCGATAAGCACCTGCCCCCATGCGTTTACGAGAAGCATGGCGCCTTCTATCACGTCAAGGAAGGCCGCTGGACCCGTCTAGGATCTGATTTATCTCAAGCGTTGGCAGAATATGCGCGTCGGTTCGACAATCCAAAGGGCGGCATGCCTGAGCTTGTCGAGAGGGTTCTAGCCCACATCGCGCCTAATCTTGCCAAGAATACGAATTCCCAATACAAAATTGCTGGCGCCAGGATTAAAGAGGCGTTGGGAGAATTTGCTCCGCATCAGGTGTTGCCGCGCCACGTCGCTGCCGTTAAAGCCGATATGTCTAGCACGCCAAATATGGCTAACCGCGTGCTTTCTTTACTGCGCATCGTGTTCGCGCACGCGGTGGAATGGCAGATCGTGGATAGCAACCCTTGCATTGGCATCCTGCGCCATAAGGAAGGAAAGCGCGGGCGATACCTCACCGATACCGAGTTTTCAGCAATCTACGCTGAGGCGCCTGAGCGCTTACAGGTAATCATGGATATCCTGTACTTGACGGCTCAACGAGTGGGCGACGTGCTGCGGATACGGCAATCCGACATAGGCGAAGAAGGCATTTCGTTCAAGCAAGAAAAGACTGACGTTAAGTTAACGGTTCGCTGGACACCAGAAATGCGTGCAGCCGTGGCGCGTGCCAATTCGTTCGGGGGAAACGTTGTCAGCATGAATCTATTTCGCACCCGAGCCCGCGGCGGCAAACCTCCGTCCTATGGCGTCACCAAAGACCAATGGAATGAGGCGGTCGTGGCGGCTGGCATTTCTGACGCCCACATACACGATGTGCGAGCCAAGTCATTGACCGATGCCAAGCGCCAGGGAAAGGACGCTCAAGCGCTTGCCGGGCACTCCAATGAAGCCATGACGGAACGCTATATCCGACTGCGAGAAGGCCCGATAGTTGAAGGCCCGACGTTTGCCTCAAAAGCCAAGAAAACCGCCTGAGTATTAGACTGTCTAATAAAAGTATGACGCAAGCCATTGATTCTAAACACACGCCCATGATGCAGCAGTAGTAGGTCAAATCCGGCGGTGCACGTTGATATATAAGACTTATTCCGTACCTGCTGTCTAATACTTTACAACAAGCATCATGCGATAAGAGCCGCCAAATCATTGGGGACGATTCGGAGTATTAGACAGGCGATATACTGATCTGCCACCCCCCGAGATCCGCTCATGTTCACCAGCGACTTCAGAAGATCGGCACCCATGCCCGGCGGCTGCTGGACGTGCATTCATTGGAAGGGGAAAACGACGATGGGCGGCGTGCATGCCGTCTGCCAGAAGGACGATCAAGTTATCGTCAGCGGCACGCCCGAGAGCGGGTGCTGCTACTGGCACCCCGATCCTAGGAAATTGCCGGAGCTCGACCAGTTTCCCGGTGTCTGAGCGCCTTTGCCCGATCGATTACCCATCGAGCCAGCCGGTTTGAGAATCGCGTCGCCGGAACGTCTACCCAACGGCAGAAGGCGACGGACGAAGCGATGATCACGAGCGACGTGGATGCGTAAGCTGCAAACGCCGCCGGCACGAATGGCACACCCCATGCCATGTACTTCGACACTGACCAGATCCCCAGCGAGCAGATGATCGGCCAGTGCAACAGATACATGCTGAACGAGATCCTGCCGAAGAACGCCCCTACCCGGCTGGCAAATGCGCGGGTCAGAGCAACGTTGCCCAATAGGCCCGCCATCATGAAGGCCGCGCCGAATGTGTACCAGAGGAACATCACATCGGTGTCCCCGCGAAGCAACCCGTTGATGTGTTGCATGAGGCTGTTGGCGCCGGCGAACATCGGCAGATGATTGACGCAGCCGATCGCGGCGCCCACGACGAACAAAACTCCGGAGGTCAGGTTGTGCCGGCGCAGCCATGGAACCGCACCGTTGAATGCGGCACCAATAGCGAAAGGCAGATAGAGAACCGCGGTATTGGTCGACAGTGCCCACGCAGCGAGCGCGGCGCAGGCGAGCCACCGGTACCGACCGAACACAAGGAAGGCGGCGAACAGCGCAAGGGATCCGTACAGCTCGAACTTCAAGGTCCAGAGCACATTGTTCCAAGCCGGATCAGCGAAGAACGGCACGCCCACCCAGGCCGCATAGAAGGCGGCACGAATCGATGGCACTTGCACAAAGTCGTCACGCACCCACCCGCCGAATGGACCGTTGATCACCATCTGCGTGTGCATGAGCCCGGAACGCATCAGAATCAGCACCAGCACGATCGAAGCGGCGGCGGGTATGAACAGTCGTGGGTAGCGCTTGAGCGCGCCTGAGACGAGGCCTACGCGGTTGCCGCTCTGCCAAAACTTCCGGCTCAGGACGTAACCGCTCAGCGTAAAGAAAACGATGACCGCGAAATCACCGTTATAGAGGAGGTCGAACGGTGGGCGTGAAAACCACACTTCCCAGCTGAAGTGCGCGCCGAACGCCGGCGGAAGCGGCGATCGAGCCAGTGCAAGAAACGGGAACGCCATATAGAAAAAATGGCTGGTCAGCACCGAGAGGCACGCCAATCCTCGCAATCCCTCCAGCGCTTCATTCTTTTCCACGTCTCACACCGATATTGCCGAAGCGCACAAGGTACGCTTTTGGCAACATCTGTCAATGGCGCGGGGTCAGCGGATTTCTGCCCAATCCAGATCGAACTATTTCTCCTAGTTGCCGAAAGCAGTCCACGATCCGATTGCCGCTCCAGATGTTGAACTGTTGTTCGTCATGTTGAAGCCGGTAGTTGTAATGCTGCCACTGACAGCACTGAGTGAATATGCGAATGTGTTCGAGCTACCGCTATACGATCCGACAACTACCTGAAAAACGCCATTCGGGAAAGCAAGCGGAAAAGCGATCGGTTGGTAGCTGCCAGTCGCAATTCCTGGCGAGGATCCCCACTCAATAATCAAGCCGCCTGGGAATCGTTGATACCCCGACGATGAGGGAAACGAAGACATTTGTCCGAGGTTGACAGCTTGCTGGCCTGTCGTGGCATTTGCAACTGCGAATGATTGCGACGCGGATCCAGCCAACGCAGCCGCGCCCACATCGCTGGGCAATAGCGTAACAGCGCCGATCTTGCCCGCCACGCTTGTGACGATCGGGCCTGGCTGATTGACCCAGGCAGGGGGGGTTGTAGGACCGCTCGACGTGATGACCTGGCCGGATACTGATCCTACCGGATTGAGCAACTGAACGGAGGTTAGCGTAGCCGCGAAGGAAGGTGAAGCGAGAAGCAGCGCAATGAGGGCGAAGAGTCTTTTCATGTTGGGCTCAAATGGGTAGGGGAATGAGTGCTGCGGTGGTGGCGGCATAGCCGTCGTCGTAAAGCCGCTGGCGCATTGATCTCGCCATGTTCCTGTCAAAGCTTGAGGCGTAGGCGGTTTCAATGCGCACGATCCGGGCGCCCCCTTGCTCGCTGATTGCCACCCGCGTGGCTTCGTTCGAGGCAAGTAGGAGATCGATGAATCGAGGGGCCAAGTGGGATATTCCGCGCTGGGCAGGCAATAGCGGAGGATCCTGAGCGACCAGATAAATACCCAGGCGTGGCGCATCGTCGATAGTCAGATCGATGGCCGGGATGTTGTCGCACATTCCGCCATCAGCGAGAAAGGCATCGCCGTATTGAACCGGTGCAAAGACGATCGGTATCGATGCACTCGCGCGCGCAGCCAAAGCGATAGGTGCATCAGGCGTGATGTACTGGTTGAACTGGAATTCTTTCTGCGTGACCATATCCGATGCGATTATCTTAAGATCGATATCCAGATCGGCGAAGGTCTTACCTCCAGTCTTTTCCGTCAGGAACTCGAGCATCACGTTACCGGTGCACAGCGCTTGCTTTGACAGAGCCGCCCAGGGTGAGAAGCGCATCATGGGCGACCAGTCCATGTCCATGCATAACTTGCGCATGTCGGACAGGGGCATACCGCTCGCATAGAGCGCGGCAACGATACTTCCGCCGCTAGTGCCCGCCAGTTCGACGATCGTGTACCCAGCGTGCACGATCGCTTGCAACGCGCCCAAGTGGGCGGGCAACCGGAAGCCGCTACCTGACAGCGCGACTCGGATCGGTTTCACTTTTTTGCCGCCGCATATTCGACAGCAACGATCGTCAGCGCCGGAAGTGCCGTAACCGTCAACTGCTGGAGATTGTCCGAGGTTGCGATTACGCCGGGCGCGCAGACGGCGGCAAGGATCGGCCCCGCCGTGGCAAGAGCAGACTGAGCCTTCGGCGATAGATCGGCCTGAACCGCCTGGAACGATGCCAGCTCGGGTGTGGCGACGGCGCAGAAATCGGTCAACTGGGTTTGCAGATTGGGGGGCGTGGCGCAGCCGGTCAGGGCCAATGCAACAGCGACGATCAAGAGAAGTGTTTTCATGGAAGGCTCACAGGGTGAATGATTTGCACGGCCGAGGCGGCCGCAGTGGATACAGCGGTGGCAACACTGGTTGCAGTGGCAGAAGCGATCCCCTGCCCTGTCGAGCCGTTCACGCCCTGTTCGTTCAGATCAATCGACAGGGCATCTTCGGAAGACTTGGTGATATGCACGTTCACCGACGCGATGTTTTTGCCGTTCACTACGTCCACCTCGCAGCAGACGTATTTGCCAGCTGCTGCATCGAAGTAGGGAATCAGCTTGTAGTTCGCAATGCCGGCGTCGTTCGAACTGGCACACCCGGCCAGCACCGCTACTGCCAGGACGAGCAGGGCGCGAATCATTGCGCACCGCCCAAAGGAACCGTCGGCGCCGATGTCGGCTTGGGAGGCGTTATTGGTTGCGCGGGATCGGATGGCGCGGCCTGCAATTTCGTGACGCCCGCGTAGCCTAGAATCGCGAACAGCGAAAGCTTGATCGTCGAGATCAGATCGGATGGATCTAGTTTCAGATACAGCACGAGAGCGAGCCACAGGGCGAAGAGACCAGCACCAGCGCCATACTTCAGATAATCGTTCATGCTGCCCCCTTGCGCAGGTTCGTGGCGATGCGGTGCATCCAGCCGAAGGCGAAGCTGGCGCTACGCAGAGCGGCGAGATAGTCCAGTCGATACGAATCGAACTTCATGATCACTTTCAGCGGGTCGGCGGCCTTCACTGCGGCGACTGTCACGGGCCCAATTTGACCGTCCGGCGTAACGCCAGCCGATTGCTGAAGCCAGTGGGCGGCAGAGCCACCGTTGAATGCAGCGTCGAATACCTGAAAACCGACGCGCGGGTCGAACTCATCGCACTGGTAACGGTCCCAGTAATCGCGCTTGGCGATTGATTTGGCCTGATCAAGCGTCAGATTCTTGATATCGAGATCGGGGTAAGCCGCGCAACTGATGCCGTACTTCGTACCCCGGCACGCACCTACGCCCACTCGGCCGCTCGTCCAGTTTCCCGGATCGCTCGGGTTATCGGTGAACCCCTGCTCGACATTTATCAGGGCTGCGAACGCGTCATTGAAGCTATCCATTTCAGGCACCACGCTCTTGAAGTTTGTCTACCTTGGCTTCGAGGCGATTCAGCACCGCGAAGATGTTGTTTTCCATACGCTCAATGCCTGGCACGCGTGCGTACGTCTCAGCAATGTGAGTCTGGAAACGAAGGAACTCGCGCTCGTTCACTTCGATGCGTTCGTTCAAGCCGTCGATACGCTCATGCGCACCGTCGCCCTTTTCTTTCGAGTTGTTGAAATGACCGGCGATAAGATTGCCCACCCAAACGAGCATCACTCCCACAACGGTCGCGATAATCAGGCCCCATCCGCCGTCTAGCGTCATGCCGATTCCTTGAACAGCGTTCTTTTGATCTCAGTCATCGCGTGTACATTTCCATACCTGGCGTCGATGAGTAGGTGACTGCAATAGCATCTGTGGGCGAAAGATTGAACATGCCACTTGTCAGCCCTGTAGCCAGTCCCACGCCATTTCTGGCGAATGAAATCCCGCCAACAGTGCCGCCTACGACCAATACTGTCTGTTCATTTCCAGAGGTATTTGTGTAGACAAAGGGACTTCCGGTCGGCGTGATGGATGTCAATCCAAGCGGCGTGTTTTCGGTGACATTGGTCGTCGCATTGCGGTTGTCGCGCAGCCGAGTCTTGGTTCCGTTGTCGGTGAGAACGCCGGTTCCCAAACGGTTATAGGTAGTCTCCGACACCAGAACGCCATTGGCGCCCGAATCGATCGTCAGACTATTGACGATGCCGCCGATGAATTTAGATCCAACGCAGGTGGGCGAAAACTCGATTGAGTCTTGCGCGTCACAACAAATCCATCGATTGGCATTGCCGGCATCGAAGATGTCTTGAGCGCCATTGGCCTCGAAGTCCATCGAGTAGAACGTGTTGTTGAAACTTGCCTGGAGAACGGTGACGCCAATGCCCGTGTGCGCCTCCGACGTTCCACCGTAGAATTCACAGCCCAGCGCTCCGGAGAGATATATGCCGTTACTGCAACTCTCGATAATTGGATTTCGGAAGTTAAGGTAAGAACACGTCTCGGCTCCTGTGCGCGTTGACAAAATCATGCCAAATCCAGGCTTGCCGCCCTTCCAATTGCCGTCGCCGCCGAAACCAACCTCGATGTCGAAAGAACTGCATACGGCGAACACCACGCTCAACCCGGCTGATGCAGTCCCTGCACCGCGCACCGTAGCTTCCATCTTGCCGTGGTGCCACGACCGGATATAGATGGCGTTTAGCGCTGTTCCAGGAGCTTGAATGATGAAGTTGCCCAGCACTTGCTGACCGTACACAAAGCCAGTCAGGCCGGCGTCGAAAATAAATGCATTCCCCGTGCCGGTGTAGACCAGGCGCACGGTCCCATACGCTCTCATCTGAGCGTCGTTCAGTGCAAAGTTTGGGGAGACAGAATATTTGTAGGTTCCTCCAGCAAACGCCATTTCAAATGCGTCACCTAGGGCTGCTTGCTGGGCCTGGAAGGCTTGGATATTGGCAAAGGGAACTGCGTTATCGGTAGAGTTATCCGCCTTCGCGCCGAATTGCTGAACCCAGATAATTCCAGCATAGGAGAGCTTCCAGCGCGTGCCGTCGGCGCCAACGATGACCGTACCGCCATTGTCAGCGGTAGTGATGTCAAAGGGATCTGCCTGATACGCGCCCCCGCCGCCATCATGCGGGGCGTAATAGCCGGTCACGAACGCCCGCGTGTACACGCCACCACTGAGCGCGCGTAATGCCGCAATCGAATCCACGACCCGATTTAGAATGTTGCCCCATGTCAATTGCGAGTCGCCAACCGTTCTAGACGCTGGCGTACCGATTGATATCGTTGTGCCGCCTCGCACATACACCCGCTCGACCCCAACCGGAATGGGGGAGGCAAACGTAAGCGAGGCGCCCGCCAATGATTGAATCTGATCTGGCCCCTGGTAGGAGGCATCAAAGAAGACTTCGATATTTGAGGTTGAACCGTACACCCGCAAGAGAGTCACAACCGTGGTTGTCCCCGGCGTGAAATCAGTGCCGGACACAAAGATATCGGTGCGCATGTCGCCCGCGCCAACACCAGATGTGATTGGGTAAACAACGGCATTCCCGTTTGCGTCGAACCCGGCAACGGTATTGGCGCGGCCGGCAGCAGAAGGGAATACCAGATCCGCCGCAATAGTCGCAAACGGGACGCGGAGCGCAAGCGCATTGTTTTCTGCTAGTTGCTGCGTCTGAAAGGTCAGATAATCAAGCGCCGCCTCAACCACATTCGGGTAGTACCCAGACTGGTTCACCAAACTGGTGAGCTGCTG